TCAGCGCCATCGCCTCGCGTTCGGCGCGCCGACAGGCCTGCGGCGGCAGGCCGCGCAGGATTGTTTATAAGCGCTTGAAGTCATTGGTGCCCAGGGGCGTAGTAACTTTCCCCTTATAAAACAGATACTTATTGGAAAGTGGGACACTCATTTTTCCCACTGCTTTCTTATGCTTTTCGGGATTTTTGTCCCACCGTTTTGGCGGTGGTTCGATTCCACACAACGAAACGCCGCTCCGGGAGGATGACCGGAGCGGCGCAGACTTGTCCGATGCCTTTCGAGGGGCGTGCATCAACAGAAAGGGACTTCCGATGAAGCGGTATTCAGATACCACAGACGATCATGAAGAGCAAGACGACCTGACCGGCTCGCCGACGTTGGACCGGCCTATCCGCCTCACGCGATTCCCGACCATGGGGGCGGGCCGGAAGCAGGACATGAAGGCAACGCTTCGCCAACTCGCCGCCGAGATCGAAGAGACGGAAGCCGACGACAAGTCGAAGTTGCCGTGGTTCAAGCTAGGCGTCTTCGGCGGCTCGCGCACGGAAAAGGGCAGCTTGCGCAGCAACGGCAACATGGTCAGCGCGACCGGCTGCGAACTCGATTTCGACGATTGCCGCTACACGCCTCTTCAGGCCCGGCATAGGCTCCGCAAAGCTGGTTTGTGCTTCCTTCTCTACACGACGCCGCAGCACCTTTTGGAAGGGCGTGGCAACCGCTTCCGCGTGTTCCTGCCGTTCTCTGAAGCCCTGCCGCCTGCCGACCGGGCGCGCATGGTGGCGCGTGTGAACGGCCTGCTTGACGGCCTCGCCGATCCCGCCAGCTTCACCATGAGCCAGTCCTTCTATGCGGGCAACGTGACCGGCCGCCAGAAGGTCAAGACCTACCTTGTCGAAGGGCGGTATGTGGATACCGCATCCGATCTGGACGCCGGGGCGCGGTGGAAGCAGGGACGGGAGAAGTCGTCGGCCAACGACAACGCCTTCGACGAAGCGGCCTATCTCGACGCCATCGCGACCGGCGAGTCCTACCATCCGGCGGCCATCGCCCTTGCAGGCAAATGGGCGGCCGACGGCGTGCCCTATATCGAGGCCATGCAGCGGCTCCGGGCCGCCTTCGACCACGTGCCGGAAGAGGACCGCGATTCGCGCTGGAAAGAGCGCGTGGCGGACCTGCCCACGATCCTGAATCATGTCTATGGGAAGCAGGTCGAAGAGGACATCGCCGAAGAGAAGCGGCGGGGCGAGGCATTCGACGATCTGGAATGGGAAGAGTGGGTCAAGGACTTCACCGCCACGCCTCCCGATCCTGATATTCAGGCCGCCATTGACGAACTTGTCGGCGACCCTGCCGAGGCGGGATTCTTCATCGACATCGACGATTGGTCGAAGCGCCCCGCGCCGCCGCGCGAATGGCTCGTGCCGGACCTTATTCCTAACCGACAGGTGTCGTTGCTCTATGGCGACGGCGGGACCGGCAAGAGCCTCTTATCCTATCAGCTTGCGGCCGCCGTCGCCAGCGGTGGCGACTGGATAAGGCAGACCGTCGCCCGGCCCGGCAAGGCCATGGTGATCGCGGCCGAGGACGATGCTGACGAACTGCATCGTCGCATGGAAACGATTTGCCGTGTGGACGGAGTCGACATGGCGGCCCTGTCCGGCAAGCTCTTGGTTCGTTCGATCATGGGGGAAGATGCGACCCTCGCGACCGTCGAGCGCAAGACCAATGCCCTGAAGCCGACGGAGCTTTACAAGACCATCGGAAAGATGCTGGCGCGGCATCGGCCGTCGCTTCTTGTGCTCGACACCCTTAGCCATCTCTTCGGCGGGAACGAAAACGACAAAGCGCAGGCGACGGCGTTCATCGGCATGTTGCAGCGCTACGCCGTCGTTCACAATTGCGCCGTCGTGTTGCTCGCGCATCCGTCCATGAACGGCATGAACTCCGGGACCGGCACGTCGGGCAACGTCGGTTGGAGCAACAGCGCCCGTTCGCGCCTCTACCTCACGCGAATGAAGGACGAAGAGGGCAACGAACTCGACACCAGCGTCCTGAAGACCATGAAGGCGAACTACGGCCCGCGTGGGGGCGAGATCGTGTTGCGCTGGCAGGGCGCATTCATCGCCGACGTGCAGGACTTCGCCGAACCGCCGGAAGAGAAGGCCGCGCGTGTGTTCCTGAAGTTGCTCGACGCCTATGCAGCGCAGGACCGCTACGTCTCGCCGAACGTGTCGAGCACCTACGCGCCGACCGTGTTCGCCACGCACCCGGAACGTGAGGGCGTGGGGAAGCCTGCCTTCATGAAGGCCATGGAGCGGTTGCTTACGGAGAAGGTCATCACCATCGCGGAGCACGGGAAGGGCGCGACCGTGCGGCAGCATATCGAGAGGGCGAATCCGTGACACAAATCGACGGTCGCAACGTGGTCGCGACGCAAAAACGCTGGTCGCAACGGGTCGCGACGCTACTGTCCGTAAGCAACCTACCCCCTGAAAACAGGTCGCGACGCTGGTCGCAACGTGGTCGCGACGGTCGCAACACACACCATACATACTACGTATGTATAGCGACGCCGCCGCCTTTGGCGCGGCTGGCGTCGTCGCTTCTTCATCATAGTGAGCATGTGTCCGTAAGCAACCGGGTCCTTTGCCCGTGGGGGCGGATGCGGGTCGCGTCGATCCCGACCTATCGGGCCGTGAGGAAAATTAGGAATCGAGAAAATGGAATTTACTGACAGCGACCATGCCGACGCCTACGCCGCTCTTGTGGGGCCTGTGGGTAAGCAACCGACGGTGAACGCCGCCACGCTCGCCGACATGATCGACCTGACCGAAGCCCGCGTGGTGGCGCTCGCCCGCAGCGGCGCAATCCCCCGTGTCAGCAAGGGGTGCTATGACCAGCGCGAAGCCGTGCGGTCCTATATCCGCTATCTCCGGCAAAACCCCGCTGGCAGGAAGACAACCGATCCGGCGCTTGCCGACGAGCGCCGCCGTCTCGTGCGGGAACAGGCCGACCGTGAGGCCATCCGCAACGCTGCCGCGCGCGGCGATCTGGTTTCGGCCTCCGACGTGGAAGCCCGCTGGACGGCGGTGCTGACCGAATTACGGTCTCGCCTTCTGGCCGTGCCGTCGCGCGTCGGCGGCCGCGCCGCACACTTCACCACGGCCGATCTGGACATCATCGACCGGGAAATCCGGGACGCACTGAAGGAACTGGCCGATGGAAGCGCTTGACCGCATCACCCGCAACGCGCTGGCGACGCTCGTCCCGCCGCCGCGCCTTCGGCTGTCGGAGTGGATCGAGTCGGAACTTCGGCTTCCGGCTGGCGTCAGCGCGATACCTGGGCCTGTCCGGCTATGGCCGTTCCAGCGCGCCATTGCCGACTCCATCGGCGACCCCGCCGTCGAGCGTGTCGTCGTGGTCAAGAGCGTCCGCGTCGGTTACTCGACGCTGCTTTCGGCGGCCATCGGCAGTTTCATCGCGAACGAGCCGTCGCCGATCCTGCTTTTGATGCCGACCGAGTCCGACTGCCGCGACGTGGTGGTGAGTGACTTGGAACCGATCTTCGACGCGACGCCCGCGCTCCGGGGCGTTCTGTCCGCCGATGCAGGCGAAGACGGCCGCAACACGCTCCTGTCGCGCCGCTTTCCCGGCGGTTCGCTGAAGATCGTTCCGAGCCGCGCCCCGCGCAACTTGCGCCGCCACAACGTCCGCATCCTGCTTTGCGACGAAGTGGACGGCATGGAGAACACCGCCGAAGGCGACCCGCTGCTTCTGGCCGAGCGCCGCACGTTGAGCTTTCCCAACAGAAAAATCGTCACCGGCTCGACGCCGGTCTTCGACGACGGCCATGTCCTGACCGCTTACGCGCAATCGGACATGCGCGTCTATGAGGTTCCGTGCCCCCATTGCGGCACCTTCTCCGAAGTCATGTGGAAGGACATCGTTTGGCCGGAAGACCAGCCGCACAAAGCCGAATGGCGTTGCCCCTCGTGTAGCAAGGCCGTCCCGGAGCGGCTGAAGGTGGACATGGTGGAGAACGGCGACTGGCGGGCGACGCGCCCGGAGATCACCGACCATCACGGCTATCGCCTCAATGCGCTGATCAGTCCGCACCACAACGCACGGTGGGGCGTGCTGGCGCAAGAGTTCATCGCCGCCAAGGGCAACCCCTCCCGGCTTCAGGGCTTCACGAACACGATTCTTGCCGAGGGCTGGCGCGACGGGGGCGACGAGCTTTCGGAAGACGGGCTTCGCAGCCGCACGGAGCCGTTTGGCCTGAAGGCGATCCCGCCCGAAGTGCTGGTCATCACTTGCGGAATCGACATGCAAGATGACAGGGCGGAATACGTGGTAGCGGGGCACGGCCGGGACGAGCTTTTCGTGCTGGCGTCGGGCGCGATCTTCGGGCGCTATGAGGCGCACGACCTTTGGGCGGAAGTGGACGACTTGCTGAAGACCATGTGGCCGCATCCGTTGGGGGCGCATATCGGCGTGTCCGCCGCGTTGATCGACGAAGGCGACGGCGAGCACCAGCCGCATGTCCGGGCATTCGTGCGGCCGCGCTTCGGCCGCCGCGTCGCCGCCAGCAAGGGCATGGCCGGTTTCAGCCGTCCGCCGTTGCAGCGGTCCAATGTGTCGGGCGCTCCGGTCTTCATCACGGGCGCGGACGCGATCAAGAACAGCATCTTCAACCGCCTGTCGGCGGGCAACAGCATCCGGTTTTCCGACGATCTTGAAGCGCGGTTCTTCGAAGAACTCGTGAGTGAACGCCGCGTGGTGCGCTACAGCCGAGGCCAGCCGACGCGCGCTTTCGAGCGCATTCCCGGCCGCCGGGCGGAAAGTCTCGACGCACTGGTCTATGCCATCGCCGCCCGGTCCCTCGTCAACATGGACCTTGACCGGCGGGAGAAAGAATTGTCGTCGCCTGCCATGCCCAAGCGGCCGCCTAGCGTGGTCCGCAGCGCGTGGCTTGGCCGCTGACCTAGACCGGAGTGCCCGGAAGAGGGAACAGCCGCCAGCGGGCTTCCTACGCGATGCGTATATACGCTTCAGAAGGGTATGTCGTCGTCATCCGCCGGTTGATCTTCGGGCAATAGCTGGTCAAGCG